TCCAGATCCTCCTGGGGATGCATTAACTTGTGATATCATTCCACCTTTACCACCACCTGTTGAGGTGATATTTGAAAATGTACTTGGACTTCCGTTTGTATAATCCTTGTTTGGAGATACAGGTGAAGCTGAAAAACCTAACACTCCTGGAGTAGCTGGTGATCCACCTGCTCCAACATTTATAGTATAATCTCCTGCATCTAATTCAATTGCAGTTCCACCTGGAAAAGAAGTTCGCAGTCCTCCCGCTCCTCCTCCGCCTCCTATATTTTCGCCGCCGTGTCCGCCTCCAGCTACAACCAAATAGTCAAAAGATACAGGTGGGTTTTTTCCGCCACCAAATCCTAAACCTTTAGCTGAACCGCCTCCTAATGCTGTTATAATTGGCATCTTTCTATATTCCTCCTATTATGCAAACTGCGATAGACCTGCTAACACTGTGAAAGTAGAAGCTGCAGTTTTAATTGCAGTATATGTGTAAACATCGTTTGATGAAACGTTTCCAGCTGTAGGGGCTGCGCCACCTTGCCAAACTGGAGTTACTCCTGTTCCATCTACTTTTACTGTTGTGTTATAGTACGCTGTTGCGTTTTGCTTAGAAATATATGCTACTGTTACAGACTCACCTACATCCATAGTTGAATCTAAAGAAGCAGAACCGCTTCCTCTTAAATTAACAGTAAAGTTTGCTGTAGCTGCTGCTGTACTTAAAACAACACCTTGTGTTTGTGTGTCAAAGTCAATGTCAGAATCAAATGAACCTGATACAGTTACCTTTTCTGCAATGCCTTGAATTTTACCTGTGCCATTAAATGTAACTCGGCCTAATCCTTTTGCAGTTAAGTTTAAATCAATATTTGTATCATCACCTGTAGCAGAAATATTTGGAGTTCCTGACGCTGCTGCGTTAGTTACTGTTATTTCATTTACAGCTGTAGCTGTTTTAGCAAATTTAATGTATTCGTTATTTGAATCATCTTCAACTGCTCCGCCATTATCAATAATGATGTCATTACCATTTGTATCTAAGATACCAGATAATTGTGGTGAGTAGTCAGATGATACTTCTGTGAAAGCTGTGTCAACAACATTTGTTCCATCAGAGTAAACCATTTTTTTACCTTTGTCAGTTGTTCCCCAAGTAACACCTGAACCAGATGAAGTTTTAACAGTTACTGTAAAAGCACCTGATGTTGCGTTTTCAATGATGTAAGTTTTTTCAACTGAATCAGGAATAATTACATTTACGTTTCCTGTGATTGTTCCAGTTAATTTGATAACAGCATCTTTACCATTTGATAAAGCACCGTTTGAATAAGTTAATGTAGCACCAGTAGTTGCGTTTAATGCAACAGAAGAGTAGCCACCGATTGCTTGTTCTAGAATTAATAAGTTTGTGTTTGTAATTTGACCCCAAGTTCCTGAGTTTTCACCAGTCGCTTGTACAGTTAATTTCAAACTTGCTGACGTTGAATTTGCCATAAATTTTTATCCTCTTGTTTTGTATTTTTATTAAAATTTGACAATACTGTCAAACATTATTTTTTGCTTATTTAAGCGGCGGTGTCAACTTCAGTCCAAATAGAAGTAGTGCCCGTATTTACTTCATTCCAAATCAAATTATATACAGTTCCAACTGAGAATGTCAAGTTTATTCCAGTGACATTAACTCTAGCATTTGCAGTAGTTCCTTCATCACCTTCCTGCATAGTCATTAATTGACCTGTTATAGAAGCTATTGTATTTGCGTCTGCTACAGCAGTTCCTAGGCTAATTGTAGCTGCTTGAGAATAACTAGCACCATTTAAATATGTACCATTACCCCAAGTAGAATCACCCCAAGCTTGTTCACCCCAAGCAATATTTGTAATTGTACCTGTATTTGCATCTCCAGTAACCGTTTCATCTCCAACAAACATTGCTGCAGCATTTCCAGTTACCATTGCATCTGGTGCAGGATCTACATTTCCTTCCTGCATTGACATTGCTAAAGTAGTTATTTGTTCATTACCCCAAACACCATAACCCCAAGCAAAATTACCATTCCAAGTAGATGCAGATGTAGCAGAAACTGTAGCAATAGTATTTGCATCTGAAGTCTCATCACCTTCTTGCATTGTTAATCCAAAACCAACTGCATTAATAACAACTTCTTGGAAAGTAAGTTCAGCTATTAATGGAAGCCCTGTTACTTCTGCTGTAAATGAAGCAAACGCTTCTACATCATCAACAGCTGTAGTTAATTCTTGACCTGTAGGTTCTGCTTTTCCTGAAATATTAAATGATACTGAACCTATGTTTGAAGATAATTCTATTCCTGTTAAAGGAACTAATAATCCAGAAGCACCCCAAGTTTCATAGCCCCAGGTATCAGAACCCCAACCAATATTAATTTGATTATCAATTGAAACCGATCCAATGTTTGCTGACATTTGAATGCCAGACAATGATAAAGTACCTTGAATACCCCAACCGTTTGCTCCCCAAGTTAATCTTCCCCAACCTGCATTTATATCTCCAGTAACAGTTTCTTCTCCTTGATTAGCAGTTAATCCAAAACCAGTTAAAGGTTGATTTACATCAAATAAATTTCCCCAACCTCCACCATCAGGATAACCCCAAGTTTTTGCTGACCAACCAACATTAACTTCTGCTGTAATAGAAGGTGTTCCTAAATCTGCTGATAAAGAAATTCCTGTTGGAATAACTTCTGGAGATCCTAATTCTCCCCACTCACCATTACCCCAAACTTGTCCACCCCAACCTACAGATGGATATGCAATTACATTTTCTAATTGTGCAGATAAACTAAAACCAGAAAGATTTATAAAATTTTCATCTTGGTTTCCCCAAGAATTTAAATTCCAACTATTTGCTCCGTATGAATCTGCAGTTAAATTTACTTGACCGCCCATACCAGAATGAAAAGAACAATAATAATATAATGTATCAGGTGAAGCTGTAGTTGTATCTATTTCTACGTATGCACCAGGATTTCCTTGAGTGCCACTTACAGTTACACCTGTAGTATATTCGGAACCACCTCCGTGAGTACCATCAGAAGTTATAGAAAATCTTAAGGGATGAGATGAATTAGTCGCATCAGAAACGTCAAAACGATAAGTCGCACCTTTCCCAAAATCAAGTGTAGGTTTTTGTACACCATCTAAATAAAATCCGCCACCAATTCCTGCAGGTACAGTAACTACATAAGTCTTGACTGCCATAGGAGTTTACCTCCTACGATTAACCAGAGATCCTTAGAATCGCTGCTGTTGATGTGGCTGCTGGGAATTGAATTGTAAAAGTTCCAGAAGTAGCTGTTTTATCTGCTCCGAAATCTAACACTGCAACAGCTGAATTTGGTGTAGCTGATGAAGTATTATACATCAATGCACCTCTAGCTGTTAATGTAACTCCAGTGAAAGATCTATCATTGAAACTACATCTTGCTACGCCAGCTGTTATAGAAGTTCCAGCGTTAACAAGTACTCCACCACCAGTTACATACTGTCCAGTATTATCAACTTCTGATTTCGCACCACCACCTGGGTTAGACGAATAAATAGTTGTAGCTGAGTTTAGAGTAGCCGAAGATTTGTAAAGAGCGATTTTAAACGTATCACCACCTGCTGATGCAAAATTATGATCCGCTTCCAACAGTTGCTTTTTAAAACTGTTTGCAATTGCTTGTTGTATTGCCATATTTTTTTCTCCTTATCCTTGTTTAGGTAAACGCGGTGAATCTTGTATGTACTCATCACGTCTTCTTCTTCCCATTTGTTCTATAGTAAATCCTTCAACCGCTTGCTTATACTTTCCTTCGTATAATTGCAATAGGTCAGCTGGACCCTTTAGAAAACTGAATGCCTCTACTAGGCTTGCATACAAAAGTCCATTGGGAAAATATGTACTTAAATATGTTGTAGTATTTGTACTCGATAATCCAGAATCTTTCAAGATATAATTTAACTGAATTGTATAAGCTTGATCTGGTACAGGAGCAAAAACGATTGTATTTTGATCCCAGTAACTCCAATACTTAGGTGTTCCTTGTGAATCATTTGGATTATATTCAGCCATAAAGTTAGTATCTCGATACTCCATTAAACCTCTATCTGTCGCAGGTGAAGTAGCTGGGTCAATATCTGTTATCTGAGCTGATCTAATAATCAAGGCATTATCAGGTATATCTATATACCTTTGGCCAGCAACGAGAGACGCGGTTGCATACCTTCTGTTATTATCTGAATCCACATCTCTAAAAATTCTAAATTCAGCATCTTCAATAAAACCATTGCAAATAGAATCAGTTAAAACTGTTGATCCTACTTCTGTGTAATCTCTAATTTTTTGTAATAGTTCTGCGTATGTCATATTATGGTGTTAATGTAACTGGTCCTGCAGTTACAGTCATTCCTCCAAATCTTCCTGATAAAATTGGTGTTGCTCCTAAATTAAAAGTATAATTATCAGTTCCTGTTACTGTTATACTAAAACCATTTGAATTTTCAAATATTGTATAAGCTAATCCTCCTGGACTTCCATCAACATTTCTAAATACTACTACATCACCTGTTGTTCTTCCGTGTGATGGTTCATAAACATTAATTGTAGAATTACCAGAAGTTATAATAAATGGATTACTTGATAATAATGGATCTGTTTGTGGTTCTGTTCTATCTGGTCTTGCCATTGGTAAACCTTGTGGATCAGCACCGTGTGGTTTTGGTTCTAATTGTGGTTGTTTTGGTTCAAATTCAGAAACGTGAACTCTTGATCCATTCCATTCTCTAACCATTTCTTTATATGGGAATGCCATACCAGAACGGTCAGAAATAAATTGTGCGTATTTACCTTTTGAAAAATTAGACATTTGGATAATAATTTTTTGGGGTTATGTAAGAACTAGATGAAGAACCATCTTCAACTAAAGCTCGTTGTAATTCATCTTCGTAATATAATTTTAATTCTTGTGTTCTTTGTGGTTGATATTTTTGTGATAAATAAAATGCTAAACCAGATGACATACAAGGAACAAATCTATATGGAATGTCAGTTGCGTTAGTATAATTACCAACATCTTGAATTCTTTTTACATAATAAAAATTAACAAAATTTCCTGCTTCTGTTGAACCAGGTGTTAAATATAAAGTTACTGTAACTTTATCTATAAATCTTTGAACAAAATATTGTGAAGGTGTTCCCTCAGAAGTTTTATTTGATAAACCTTGATATGTTGATCTATTTATTTTTGTAAGAGGTGTATCAACATTTGAAGCTCTATAACTTGCTTCTAAAATATCTGCTACACCATAAATTGCTGTGGCATCAGATGTACCATCTGCTGTTGATCTGTATGTTGTGTAAACAGCTTGACCATCAACTAATGTAAAATTAGAATTTCCTACTTCCCAATAATGAAGACCTCTATTACCCCATTCTTGAAACATAATGTTTAAAGATCTACGTGCAGTCTTCATATGACCACCGTTTAAGGTAAAGATACCTAGTCTGTCATAAGCTTCTTCTATGATTTCATCAATAGAAAAACTTTTATCGAACGTTGTAGTTCCTGAAGTAGTATTAGCCATTTAATACTCCTTACTTATCGTATACGACTGTTACTTTTCCAACTAAGTCTGTTACGAAAATTCCGTTTTCAAATAAGATTCCATCTTCTGGAATATTAAATGCAAAAACATCTCCAGCTGGAGCTTCTACAGAAAAATAAGTTGATCCACCTGTTCCATTTAAACAAACAGCAACGCCTGCTGTTGTTGTGTTAGGTGCACCAAGAACAATTCCTCTTAATCTAGTTCTTCCTGCGAATACTAAACCATCTCCAGTTTTTTGTGTTGCTTTAACATCTGATTTCATTTTTTAAATATCTCCTTAAGTTTAAGTGTGGGCCGAAACCCACACTTAATTAATTATTAACTTACTGCCGCACTAAACGGAGTAGCTGGTGTATTAGTACAAGCTGAAGTTACTTCAACTTTCCATTTACCCGCAGCAACCGCTGTACAAACTATTCTTGAAAAAGTTACGCCACCAGTTGTGTCACCATTTAAAGTGATTGTGTCTGATGTTGAAGCTGTTTCAAACCCAACAACGTTGTCAGATGTGTCATCAATAAATAATGCACTTCCAACCATAACATCAGTTGCGTTTGCAACTTGCACAACTAAATTTCCAGTCTTCGTAATTGAAGAAAAGATTTCAAATTTTGCGCCAATGTTACTTAAGTTATTTAAGTCTGCTCCTGGTCCTGCAACTGCAGAATCAGC